CACATGGCGGCTTGATCCGATGGGAACTGTCTTAATTGAGCGGCTGGTAACCAGCTACACGGAAAACTCAGACGGTGGAAGGGACACGAGCTATTTGGATATCCAAGTGGTTGAAACCGTTGATGCGGTCAGAACCTACATCAATGCGGAAGCAAAAAAACGGTTTAAGAGTTGGAAACTGGCAAGAACGGAGGAAAACTTCGGAGCCGGAGCTAAGGTAATGACGCCGGGTATTTGGCGGAGCTTCCTTGCGGATTTGTATCAAACCGTTTTTATCGGGCAGAAGAATTGGTGCCAAGACTTTGAAAGCTACAAAGCCTCTGTCCATGTTGAAGTAAAGGCAGGGAGCAAAACCCGTCTTGAGTATATCCATCAGCCGGTACTAATCGGGCAGTTCTTAATCGGCGCCGGTTTAAATCAATTCAAATAGGAAAGGGGAACATGATAAAAAGCGCCGCCTAAAATAGCGTCGTCGCTTTTTATCTCGAGTTTGCCGTTCGGCAAACATCGATTATTATTTGTGCTTTTTTACTTCGTTACAAAAGCACAGACTAAAAATTTTTACAGGATGTTCAAACATTCTGTAAAAATTTTTATAGGAGGAAGTATGCAGCTATTAAAAGTATCGCGAGTCATATCAACGAGCTTAGGAGAATTGCCGCTCAAAGAAGGAGGAGCGACTTTTAAGCCTTCAAGCTTTAAGCGGGAAACGCAAGTCGGCGAAGTACACGAAAACACCGGCTATGTGGAAACCCCGACCGCGGCGGAACTGTCGTTGACGCTGAACGCCGCCATCGATCCGCAAGCGTTCGCCAATGTCTCCAACGATACGCTTACCATCATATTATCAGGCGGCAGTCAGCACTATATGCCGGCCGCGTGGGTAACCGAAGCGGTTGAGCTTTCTAAGGGAGAACTCAAAGTAGTATACAACTCGGCAAAAAGCCAGAAGTTGACATAAGGGAAAAGAGAGAGCGATGAAGACCTTTTATTTAAAGCATCCGGTTTCACTCGGTGAAAGAACCATTACAGAATTAACCTTACAAGCCCCCCATGTTCGTCATCTTATGCGCACCGATGCCTACGGAGTTAATACCATTGCAGCAGATGTCGCCCTTTGTTCTGCGCTTTCCGGGGAATCGGAAGCGCTATTGGCAAATCTGCACATTGAAGATTGGGCGCTTATCCGTGTTGAACTGCAAAAAATATATGCAGTCTTTTTCGGAGTGAAAGCCGAAATGGAAAACAACGCAGATGAGCAAAACCCTACCAAGGCAGCGGATTAACCGCTGCAGAAGTTCAGCAATTTATTTTTGAAATTGTAACGGAATTGATGTGCATGATGCCGTCGCTGCCGTATGAAATTATCCTTGATTTTTCATGGCTTCAATTAAAAAGATGGCATACGGCAGCGGTACGGAATACGAAACTATTACGGGGGATTACCTAAATGGCGGACGTTAAAGCCAGCGTTTTACTGACATTAAAAGACTTATATTCAAAAGAACTCGGTAAAATGGGAACGGCAACAAAAAAGTTTTCTTCCGATACACTTGCCGCAGTCAATAAAATAGATGGTGTGTTCTCCGGAATGAAAACCAAACTCGGAGCCATCGGCGTCTCTCTTTCTCTTGGAGCTGCTTCAAACCAAATTATTGACCTTGATGCCCGCCTTACCCGTATGGGTATGACTGCCGATGCTTCTGCAGAACAGGTAAATCGGCTCAAGCAGAAAATCTTTGAAGCTGCTCAAGCCCCGAATATCAAAATGGATCCGTCAAAAATTGTCGATGCCCTTGATGTCGTTATGACAAAAACCGGCAACTTGGAATATGTCGAAGCAAATATTAAAAATATTGCCGTTGCATTACAGGCTTCCGGTGCGGCCGGTGAAGAAATGGGGGATGTATTTTCTGAATTTCAAAAAAAAGGGTTTGCTGCTGCTGAAATTTCCAAACTGATGGATGATTTGGTAAAACAAGGCGATCAGGGAGAATATACGTTTCAAAAGTTTGCAAAAACGGGGAAGGCTGTTTTATCTTCATATTCTACGATAGGAAGTACCGTTGAAGATGTAAAAAAATTAAACGCTGTTATGCAGATACTTGTCGCAGATACAAAAAATGAAGAACTTGCGGCAACTGCTTTGGATGCTGTGATAGCAGAACTTTCCGATCCTAATAAACAAGAAAAGCTGGGGATTATTGGTGTCCGCGTCCGTGATAGTGCCGGAGAATTTAGAGACCTTGCCAAAATTATGGACGATGTATTGGCTGTCGCACAAAAAGAAGGCAATATTGATTTTTTATCGGAAGTATTCGGCGTTACGAGTATGAAGGCAGTACGTGCTTTTCAAAACTACGGTAAAAATTATAAAAAATTAACAGATGACTTAGGAGATACGACCGGCGCCCTTGAAGCCAAATCTGCGCGCATGGCAGGAACAATGAAGGCAAATCTCCAAAACCTTCAAACAACATTTTTAAAGTTTGCCGACAAAAACCTTGCAAAGCCGCTTGAAAGACTCAATGACCTTTTATCCTACCTTGCGGAAAAACCGGAACGGTTTGAGAAAGTATTTAATACGATAAAGTACGGACTGGGCGCAATCGTCGCGGTTAAGGGGCTTGCAAAGGTTTCAGGATTTATCGGCTCTATTTCAAACGGTATTAAGACACTTTCCGGAGGCAGTATGCAAGCCGCACTCCAAGGAGCCGGTAATGCGGCAGATGCTGCAAACGGTCTTCCGGTCTTTGTTACCAATATGGGAGGGGGAGGTATGGGCGCGGCAAACGGTCTTCCGCAAGCCGCTTCCGGCGGCGCTGCAGGAAGACCAACACTTGGCGGCATTATGGAAGCCAATGCGCATAATTTTAGAACCGGCGCTATTCAAGCGGGCGTCCTGCAAACCGTTACAACGGGAGCGGTAAAAACGCTTGCCGCTATCGATGAGGTGCGCAGCATTAATGCTGATGACTCTTTAAGCGGTAAAGAAAAAGCGCAAAAAAAAGGCGGCGCAATAGGAGATGCCATCGGTACGACAGTTGGAACCGGTCTTGGAGTGGCAGCAGGCGCATGGGTTGCGGGAGCTGCCGGGGCAAAATTAGGCGCGATGCTCGGCACGGTAATTGCTCCGGGAATAGGAACCGCCATAGGAGGAGCAATCGGTATGACAGGCGGCGCTCTTGTCGGTTGGCTTGGCGGCAAGCTCGGACGGACGGTCGGAGAAAAGATCGGAGAAGCGGTCGGTAAAGATGAGGTATTACCTGAAAGCGCCGCTGTAAAAGAAGAACTTGAATCGGTACAGCAATTACCGCAAACTCAGCCTACGGCAAAACTGGAAGGTAATGCTGTTATGGATCTTAATATCAGTCTTTCCGGTGAGCGGCCGACCGTTTCTGCAAAGGTGCAGCGGAACTCTACGCCGTTTCAGTATAATACCGGCCGCATTCAAGAAGCAAGGGAAGCGTTTTAAATGATCAATAACTGGGATGCGTCATTACCGGCGCCTTTAAGCGAAAACTGGCGGATGGCGTATGGAGCGGTAAAAGGAGACGGGGACAATCGTTTCTCCTATCTTACAAGCGACACTCCGACACAGACGAGCTATCAAGCGCCGAATAAAGAAGCGGTTCCTTTTATTTATGAAAGCCTCAAGGTTTCTGGCGGCGCAAGCGTTGATACTGCCGAATATCCTTTTTATGGGCTTTGGTCTTCGATGCCGTTAAACGAAAAGCCGCAAGCAATTACCGTTTCAGGCTTCATCCGCGGCGATGAGTACATTAAAAACCGCAATGCGCTTGTAGAAGCAGTGCGCATTCCGGCGACAGACGATGAACCGGGATATTTGACATTGCCGCTTTGGGGACGCTTTCCGGTTATCGTTATCAACTGGGATATTGACGAGTCTGCAAAAGAACTCGGACAATGTAAGGTTTCTCTCACCTTTACCCGTGCAGGCTATCCGGTACAAAACCGCTGGGAATTTTCCGGTTCTCTGAGTAAAACGATTCCGGAAGCAGCGGAGGCGGTGAAGAATGCTGCAGAAACCGCTTTTGTACAGTCTTTGAAAAACAACCTCGATGAGCAAACGCTCCTTAAATCGTTTAACCTGATGCGTGTTTCCGTGCTGCAAGTAGTTGGACGGATTCAAGGCGGCTTTCAAAAACTTAACGAGATAGCGAATGCGGCCGCTCAAATCACTAATCTTATCGCACAGGGAATCCGCAGTCCTAAAACACTCGCCCTTGCGTTATTTG